ATCATGTATGTCTTCGTCAATAAATGGCAGTTGATATTCTAATGGGGGTCTTTTCTTTCTGTTCCACTGCCAGTGAGAACACCCGCCCCATTCTCCTACATCACCCAGATCAATATATATGTCTGGTTTAACTATGTCAATTGCTTGTATTAAGCAGCTCATCGCTGGACCATCAGCAAGTGGGAAATGCTTGTCAGGAGTTACAATTGCTCTCTTGACAGTTCCCTTTTTCCATCTACCCATTTTCTCTCCCTTGTTTAACTTATTTAGATATTTTCTTTATTTTAAGCCATATATAGACTATATTCAATACTATCAATACAAGGCCTAATGCTTCTGGTACTAATTGCCATACGTTTACCAACAGAGTACCAGCACTCGTTCCTATAGCTTTTATTGAGTCAGTCATTACGCCTCCTCAATAAGAATTTGACCTAAACGTAGTAATCCACTGGCAACAGTATTTACCGTAATTCTTAATGAAGAATCAGTCATAGTGAAGACACCGGTGTAAAATTGACCAAGACTAGTTGATAAAGTTATATCAGCATACTGATCAGGATCACCAAGAAGTCCAAGAGTAATAGAATTGCTAGCACTGCTACTAGTTATAACTTCAATCTTGTATCGATATCTTATACCATTCTGTACAGATATTGCTAAAAAGTTACTACCTACTCCTTTATTATTACATGAAAATCTAAGATTGCCTCCTTGTATAGCAAGTGTTACGCGTGAATGGGATGACCAACCAGAAACTGTTTGAGTTCCTGTATGTAATGACTTAGATATCTTTCTAGCTCTTCTCTTAGCCTTCTTTGTAGACATACAATTAGATAAACTGGGCATCTTATCCTCTATAGCATATAGCTGTAGCATCAGTGCCAGTTATTGTCACCTTATTCCATCTACCGAATATTGTAGTACCAGCTGGGACTGGTTGAGATAGATTTGGATTTTTGGCTGTGTCGAAAGATGTAGTTGCAATAACTGCGTCTGCTTCAAGCGCTGTAACAGCAATATACTCTACTCCTTCTGCTGCAGTACCTGTATTAGCAGTCCCAGCTTGATCTATTAGTTTATATCCTGCTTGACCTAAGGCTGCATTTTGAGCCTCTTGAACTGTGAACTTATGTAATGACATGTTTACCTCCTGCCCTAAGGACTGTCAGTCCGTGAATGGGCTTGTTTATTGTTATCTAATTGCGTTAGGGCCTGCTATTATCTTGCGAGGGCCTGCTACCTTACTATTTTCATGCTTCTCTAACATTTTTCTAAACTCTCTCATCATATATTCTTTTGTCTCTATATCCTGCTTATCCTCTGCTAGTTTAGCTTTTACATAATATACTAATGCTTTAGATAAATATGTTGAAAGATCTATCGTATCAGATTCATCTGATAAAATATCTATTCCAGTAATAATATGTGTTGTAGGACGCTCTCTAAATGCTTGATAAACATAAGTGGTACCATCTGTATCTGCAGTCATACTTACGGCAGTCTCTTGGTCTTCAGTTGCGTATTTTTGAGTGTCTTTATTGTGCACTTTAATATCAAGAGTTAAATTATCTACTATGCCAGCTCCAAGATGATCCTCGATTGCTGATACTCTATATAACCCTATATTAGCACCTGCACCAGCAGATTGCCATAAATAATCGCCCACCTCAAATAAATCTCCAGAAACCTGAATTGTTGTTGAGGTAACTCCTGGGGTTCCAGTAAAATACTTGTAATTTGTTGCAGATGCTTTAGTATATGTTTTAATCGCACAATGACTACTATTCGCAGAATCAACTACAAGGTTCTGAATCTCTTGTATTTTATGCACACCATTCCATCTGGATGAGTTTTTAACTAATATATAATCATTTGCAGCAAGTTCGAGAGTCCAATTGATACCACCAGTAGGAAACCCTTGAACAAAAGCAAGATATCCATCTACAATAATCCATGCATCTACAGAGTATTTATCTGTCCCCGCCATAGAGTTAGTATTATAATAATATTCAGGACTATATGCATACTCTATTTCTATACCATCAGTTACTGATGTAATGGGTGACTTGTAAACTGTAGCTCGAGAGGAAGGGTTTAGACCTGCCCCCTGAACATAGCTATAGTTCAATCCATCAGAAGTAGTAGAATCCTTCTCTACTAAAGATAGTTTGCTCCCTTTTATCTGATATCCGTATTCTTTACTAGATGCCATCTGAATCCTTATTAGAGATATTGCCTATTCCCCTAGGGATAGATCTATACTCATCTTTAGTATTTAATTGACCTTTACACCTAACATCCATAAGTTTAACCATATCATTAGGCAGATCATAAAATCGTTGATTAGCGGTTATATCAATTCTGGCGGTAGTCACATGAGTCTCTGCTAAGATATTCATTTCTTCTAAACCATCCTTAATATAAGCTACAATTAATCCTGTATTAGTGCTTGCCACTCTCTCCATTAACTCTGAAACTTTCATTATCTTCTCCTAGATGGTTGTGCTTGTTGTGGAGCTGCCTCTGATAGGCCTAGATATTCTCTATACTCTTTAAGTAAATCTGCATGTCTGCTGCGTAATGCAGCTTCCAATTCGACGTCTTCATCATCAAGAACCAGAGAGGACAATTTCCTTTGTAATGACTTCATACCTGCATATAATAATATTACATGTAGATATTGATCAGGAACATTGCCTAGATATGTATGTATAGATGGATTCAATTCCTCATAAGCTTTCCCGTCTATTGAGCCCAAGGGATTCATATCAATATATGTAACCTTGACAGGTTCATTGGCTGATATGCTAGGAGATACGTCAACTGATACATTGCCTTCATGAGTATTGAATGGTTTATCTATAACGTACACGGGGTTAAACTTTGATTGATATAATAGGCTAGACGTATCTTGAGTCCTAGTAAAGCTACTAATACTACCCTTTGACGCAGCTCTATAATCATCTACAGTTACACCTGCATCATTAGTAAAGGTTCCGGCCTTTCTTTTCAAGGACGCAATAATACCAGATGAAATGGTAAAAGGAGCCTCTGAAAACTCCTCTGTTATGGTAAATTGATCTAGATCAGAAGGCATCTTCTTTAAGACATGCTTAACCGTATCAGATAATCCATCATATATATATTGAGCCATATTAGTGATATCACTAATTCCTGTCAATGCTACTACCCTACTATTAAATGAAAGTCTTGCCATATAATTCCTTTAACAAAACCCACCCCCTCCGTGGGGAGAGAATATCCCTGGGAAGGGGCGAGTCTATTTTGTTTGTTAAGAGCTTAGCTATCTATAACTCCTACATGTGCATTCTGTGCAGTAATAGCCTCAGCATACCAAGTAGTGCCATCAGTAAAGATACTAACTGTATCTCCTATCGCGGCACCATTGATAAACGTAAAGCCATCCTGGCCAGTAGCAGCTGCAGTATAGCTATCAGAGTCGTTTGAGTCTCCTGCTATTATTTGCATAACCATAAGATCATGATCGTCTAGAGTAGAGCCACCGGCTGCTACAGATCCAAACCCTACAACACTAACAACACCAGACCCTGCAGCTCTCAGATAGAACTTACAGTTCCAGCCACACATATCTGAGGATACTTTTGGCAAATTTACAGTAAATGCAACACTACTTTGATCTACCATAAATATCTTACCAGAGTCTCCTCTTGTAAGCTGTTTAGTCGTAGAAAGACTTTCAATGAAATTACTATTCCACGAAGCATAACTACCTATTTTTACATTAGCCATCAGTTACCTCCTTAACCGTTAGTGAATACAGCTGCACCTGTTGAATTAACATCAGCTGTACCCAAATTACCACTAACTAGCCATTGGCCTCTATTACCACTATAGCCTATGTATCTTAAAAAGATAACACTACCAGCTTCACCACCAGAATCAGCTAGATCTTGATCCATTGTCATAACAGAATCATCAGCTACTGCCTGAGCATAACCTGCAGCAGAAGCGTCAGTAGCTGTTCCAGCTCCTAACATAACTCCACCAACAAAGTGATCACCAGTCGTATCTGTTTTATCCTGACAGTTTAGTGTATAAGCTCCGGTACTTTCACCTACAATAACAAATGTATAATTAACACCCATTTGTAGACCTGAAGTATCTGGAAGAGTTATAGCAATAGTTCCATCACCTGCAGTTGCATCTAAGCCGAATACTTTACCAGATTCTGCTTCAGTTACAACCTTAGCGGCAACTAATAACTCATAGCCGACATTTTTATTTACGGATAATGCGCCATCGCTCTTATTTTGTCCATACATTGGATTTGCCATAATCAAACCTCCTAAGCTGTCCAAATAGCGTGAGACTCAGGCATTTCCCATTGCATACCAGCTTCGGTAAGAATGAGATCTACTCTGCGATCAATTCCGCTATTTTCTAATGTTTGAACACCAACGTATACAGAAGTATCACGATTAATGCCGTTACCTACGAGTGGACGATATTTACAATGACTCATGTTAATACCCAATAACTTAATGTTAGTACCATCAAGGTGAATATTACGAGCTACATTCATATCTCCATAAGGTGTTGAAATGACAGTGATGTCAATACCAAATACCTTCTTTTTGCCTGTGATAGCTAGGTCAGCACGATAATTAGAAGAAACTTCAAGATTGTTCTTAAAGTATCCACCTAATTTATGCAACCAGTTATACACACCAGTACTACAGAAGAATACTGTGCCCTTGCCATTATTATAGCGAGGATCCAAGTATGCTGACATATCATCTAGGAAGTCGTCTGAAGTCTTAGTATTAATATCAAGACTAAAGGCGTTTCCATAAGTTGAAATCCAGTCTACAGCACCCTGAGTGTATTGTATGCCAGCAGAGTCTGTATATTGAGAACCGAACAACAATGTTTGTTCAATGTCATACTTATGCTCAATTAACTTTTCGCGCCAGATACGTGACCATTCATTTTGCTCATACTTAAGACCAGTAGCACGCATAGTGTTGGTCATTGCAGCAGAAGTCTTCCAGATTTGAGTCTGTCCGAATCCTGTTCCATAAGGTTGGTCTTTCCATGTTTCAGGATAACCAGATCCTTCAGCAAAAGCTGAACCTACTACTGAAGCCTTATATTGAGCTAGATCTTCTTCTGACTCAGTGGTAGTACTTGAACCACCAACAGCAACAGATGCTGGATCATGCATGAAGAAGTATGTAGATGCCGTAACACCCTTAACTACAGTACATGTTAGATCAACATATTCACCATTATCGTTAGCCGCATCAACCTTAACTATTAAATAGTCAGTGTATGAAGATGCATTTGCACTGTTATCAGCAACAGCCAAAGGAACTTTAACTAATTGACCTGGCATAAAAAATGTAGGTTTAGTTCCAGTACCGCCAATATAATAATCGACTGCTTTGCCCATTACATTGGTTTTATTCCCTGCAGAAGCATAGTCTGTACCCATCTTTAAAAAGATTTGATTACCTGCCACTGAAGGAAGAATTACTGTTCCTGCTGCTGTGCCAATAGCGGCACCACCTGTGTTCACATATGCATAACGTTTATGCCATGAGCCACGTTTTTCCGTGAATTTAAAAGCAGGATCATCTGTTCCTTGCTTATTCACCTTACTTACGAATCGAAAAAATGGATCCTGAGATAGTGCTAACTCAGATACACGTTCACCGAAGTTATACTTTCTTCGTAAATCACCTGTACCTAGAGCTGTACCTAGTCGACTACCAGCCGAACCTAGTGCGTTATCACCTAACGCTGCACTCTGCAGTCCATTTTCAAAGATATCTGCCATGAGATTATCTCCTTTTATTTAGGTTATTAAAATGGCAGTATAACAAAATGTTACCCGCCGAACAAGTCGTCAAAGTCCGTATCAGAACCAACGATAGATTCAAAGATCTGATCATCCGCTGATTTATCTGCTCTTGGACTATTGACACTACCGGCACTTGTTGGTATATTTCTTACGTTTCGCATTTGGTTCATCATGTCTTCTTTAGTTGCGTTAGCAACGTTAGCATTAGTTTTACCTTTATTCTGTAAGAAGTAAAGATCTTCTAAACTAAGTTTACGCTGTTTTGCGCCACTAATTATTTCATTGATTTGGTCGTCATCCATTCCATGCTTTTCTTTAAAAGCTGCAATTTCCTGCAATTGAGCTTGTTTAGCTCTTGCCATGATTGCTTGCTTTTTCTCGCCAGCAAGAATGCCTCCGACACGTTTTTCGACAGCTCCATCTACATGAGCATTAAACACTTTAGCAGAATCAGACTCTGGATTTTTTAATGCTTCATCAGCATCATATATAAAATCCTCATCTAGCCCTAGCTTCTGAGTAATGTTCTTTGATGGTTCACCACCATTAACCAAATATCCACGCACGTGATCAACAAGGCCACTATCGCGTTTCATCGCATCGAGAACTGGTACAAAGGGTTTTAAATCATTCAAAGTCTCGCGCATCTTTACAGCTTCGCGACTCGAGTCCTTATACCTCTTCTCCCAATCAACCGCTTTATTTGTAGGGTCCGTGGCTTGTGTAGGGGTTGTCCGTGAGGGTCCCTGGCTTGCCTGTGGAGTTACCTGTTCTGGCTGATCATCTAAAATCGCCCCATTAACCTGGCGATCCATTGCTTCAAAAAAATCCGAAGAGCCTCCTTGAGGGTTACCTTCTTGGTCTTTTGACATAATATTTATCTCCTTTCAAGATATATTAATTTACTTATTCTCTTCCTTTGAAGTCAAGCTTTTTATTCTCTCTTCTTCAAATTGACTTAATCTTTCATTTACACCTTTATTGTGCCTAAGTCTTTCGTTTCTGAGATGCTTCTGCTGAGCCTTAGTTTCCATAACCTCTTTATCTACCTGAAGTTTAGCTTTATCTCTGTTTGAGTTGACTTCAACAGTAGCTTGCATGACTTTATTCTTAATGCCAGCTTGAACTAATTGTCGTTCTAGAGTTTCTATTGTACCCTGAGCATCTTTCAGTTGATTCTGAGCTCCCTCAGCTTGACTTCTAAGTTGCGAGTACATACTCTTACGTTTAGCAATTTGTTCTTTATTTCTAATATCGGTTTCTGCTAACAGAGCGATATCATCAATAACTCCTAACTGCATTAATGATTTAAGCTCATCTAAGTATGCCCATCTATTAACGGGCAATGTTGAGCCTGCAACTACACGTATATCAAATTTACCAGTAGCGTAGTCTTTAAATTTTCCGATAGCTTCACCTAGGTCATTATAGATAGGTACATTTATCTCTACTTTTCTATCTTCTTGTAATGCACTAGGTTGAACCACTCTAAATACTTTATGTGCTGTATATACCGATTGGGTGAATGATGCTGTCACAATACCCAATTGCTTTAGTCCAGGCTCTATAGAGTTTTTAAGCCATTGCTTGACCCTTCTAGTACCATACTCATCCATAGCTAACATACCTCTATATGTCTCATGCTGAGATGATGTATCCCCTTGCATAGCTCCATATATACCAGCTAAATACTCCATATCCTGCTTGCCTTCATTAACAATGCCATAAAATGCATTTGACAATGGAGCGGGCTGTACAGGTGTTGGAGGTGTAGCTCCTGGCCGTATAGGAAGTAATGCTCCTGGAGAACTAGAATATTGCTCCCAATAATCTGTATCAATACTACCCTCTTCGTGCATCCATCTTAATGATGAGCCTAAGGAAGCATTATGCACCATTAGTTGATGAGCCTTGTTTAACTCTCGCTGTTTACCTATAAGAGGCGATACAGCAGAAATAGGATACGGTGTTCCAGTCCATTTAAAAGAAAATGGTACAATAGGATATTCTTGTATTTTTTCTGGTAAATGTTGTTCATATAGTGTCTTGTCACCTACTACAACAGTTTGCTTTATCCTGGTACCATAAAAATCAATCTTGTCTACAATCATACTCGTAAACAGTTGATCTTTTGATAATATATTAAATTCTTTCTCACTAATAACTCTATTCTCAATCTTAGATGCTTCAGCCTGCATTTGACTCATATACTCTTGTCTGGCTGCCTCTAATTGCTGCTTCATCATATCTTGAGCTTTTTGCATTTCTAATTGATATCGCTCTGGTATCATAGACCCAGCTTGCACTGCCTGTTGCATCTTAAGGTCCTGTTCTTTTAATTGAACAGTCATCTCTTGAGCCATTTCTTTCATTTTGACATCTACTTGGTTCTGGATCTGATTTAAGGTGTCTTGATCTGGCGGTACACGATAGAACACATTTACATATGCTATTCTATCTTTTTCATATACTTCAAATAATTCTATAAGCTTATCAGCCTCGCCAGTATTAGGATCTATACTTTCTGATTCTGTTATATCCTTATATGCAAAATCTTTTTGGTCATTCCCCATTGATTTTTCTGTATATACATAGTCTACATTTTCTGAAGAGGCAGCATTATTTATTTTACGAGCATGATCTGGATACATCTTTTTAATATGAGCAGCAGGCAATACCTTTCTAATCATAATGAACGCAGCATCCCTAAATAGACTATCTCTAGATTTAGGATCTACATATACATCAAATGGTTCTGGTTGTGTGATTTTTACATCACCCATTCCATTATCAGAGTCAGGGTCTACTGTAACCATTAAATAGCCAACAGACTTTGTAATAGCATCATTAATCGCATTCGCGTATAAAGTGCCACCATCTGACCCATACCATACATAGTCAGCTATATCAGAGAACACAGCAGCTACATCAGTGTCAGAACCTTCAGCAGCAATAGCTTGCCATCTAGGCGTATTAGCCGTAGCATAGAAGTTAAGCATCTCTACTACAGGCATAATACGATTAATCGTAAATGTAGGCATACCTTGTTCTTCAAGGGATACCCTTTCATCTTCTGATAATTGATTGTCATTAGAGAAGTCAAAACCCTTTTGATTCATATACTCCCACTGAATCCTAGTATTTGCATTAACTCTATTAAATAACTGTCTTATCCTGTCAGCCGTTTTATCTTTACGAGCCATTAATCTCTCCTATTAATTAGTAGCAACAAATATTTCTAAATCTACTGTAGCAGTATCTGCAATTCCTGTAATACTACTTAAATCCTCTAATGCATCTCCTGTAATATCTCCATAATCTACTACTCCCGTTGCTGCAGTAGTATCACTTTGGATTAAATAACTAGCCCCAGGATCTAATCTCATAGAGTAATTTGTACTAGCAGCTCCTATAGTAGTAATCATTACAGAGTTTACTGTATCTTTATTTGTTATTCGTACATATCTAACATCTCCCGCAACAAATGCTCCTGCACCATAGGCAGCGGCAAATGTTACTAATGCTATTTCTGAAGTAGGACATGTGACTATTCGTCTTGATACTTCATTGATATCAGTTATAGTCATCTTATTTGTCGACCCTTGAGCCGACCCATTCATGCTTAGTGATTCTGATATTGTTACTGTTAATGTATCTGCCATTATTGTCTCCTATGAACTTGCGACTAAAATTTCAACATTAGATACTTCCCCACCTGATCCAGCTGTATCTAATTGAATTGATGATATATCTGCATTTGCGGCTAATGCGGATGTAGCAGCTGCTGCTCCAAATGCATCGTCAATATCAAATAACATAAAACTTTCTCCTGCCCCAATTATAAAGGAAGCAGCCTCAGTAGCTGCACTACTGTTAATTTGAACGGTTACATCTACACTCCCCAGATTAGTAAGACGTATATATTTTACATTTGCTATTATATATGTCCCAGCTGCAACTGCAGTACTGAAAGACAACACAGTAGATAAAGTAGTAGTGGCAGTAACGATTCTTTTAGATATCTCGTTAATGCCTGAAATTGTTTTTGTATATGTGCCGCCTTGCTGAACTCCATTTAAAGTACAAGATTCTGTAATCTTGACTACTAACGGGGCTGATGTTATCGTACTTGCCATGCTATTCTCCTATAATTTTATTTAATTTTCTCTTGTCATCATTATATTCATCATTAAAAAATTTAGACACGAGAGATACCCCTTGATCATAAACCTCATTAACATCATACATAGTTTGGTCTTTAATGAAGCTGACCTTTCTTATTAATTCATTTCCCTTGTGATGATGATCGCTCCACCATGACGCTAAAGATTTATCTCCCATTGTAGCTATGCTGCCATCACCTATCTTGTCACCTAAAAATAAAATCTTTTGTTGAACTATATTTAGTTTTGTAGCGTCTACCTCACCAACAGGCTGTCTAAACTCTGTAGGAGTTCCATTCTGAGTTTCTTTTGGAAAAAATTCTTTCATCCAAGTCGGAAAATTAACTGGGTCTCTACCGTCGCCATAGCCAGCTTGACCCCCTAAAACTCTATGTAAATAATTCATTGCAGTTCTACCCGCTCCACTCCCATCGCCACCCATTATTTCATACTGGAATAACCCTCTGCCAGGCCCACCTTCTCTCTGTTCAATATATGGATCAAATGTCCCTGCACTTTCGTGATTAATAATAACATCCATAGCATACTCTATCTCTTCAGGCTTTAATCCGGCAGTATCAGCTGCTTTATTTAATAGCTGATTATATAACTCATCATCATTCATGCTATGCTGTAACTCACTATTTTCCCCTATAAGTGCCGCGAATAGTATCAGCGTAATCAAAGTCATAAGAATCTTTTCTTTTTTTATCCATTTGCCAAGTATCATTCATTCCCGCATCTAAATGGTAAATATCGGTAGCTCCTAATTTATCTAAGGCTCCCAATATATTCTTTAAGTTTGTTTTATCAAGTGTCAGCTTTTGCCCGTATCCATCAACCTGAACTACAGCCATAACCTCAGCACCCTCTGCTAATACTAAATTATAAGATCCTTGAGAGAACATTTCATCCGATACATCGCTTGCTATTAATTCACTTAAACTCATATCATAATCGTCTAAATCAAAAATCTTTTGCAAATGAGATAGTCCTTTTTCTCCGCCATCTGCCTGCATAGATAATCCGCCGCCATCTTTTGCAGTTAACCACATTGCGTTTTCTTTCTCGCCTCCAGTAATGCCGCCCCACGAATCAGGATCACCAGACCCAACTTCCACAGATTCCCCAAATTTATCTAATGATCCGGGCCTGCCTGCGAAAGCTATATCTAGCAAGTCATCCTTGTCAGTGTATTTAATTGAAGATGTCCCTCCACTAAAATCAAA